TAAGGGAGTCATGACGCGTTATGCCAAGAAGATGGTGCGTCCTGATATGTACGGTTTAGTTATCTGCCGTGGATTGATTGGTGAGGCTGGCTCTACTGTATAGTAGACCAAGACTCATAACAGTCAAAATTATAAAGCCCTCTTTCGAAAGAAAGAGGGTTTTTGTTTTAGGGTAAAACTACTTATAGTGAATCAAATGGTTCAACCTAAGTTATTGCGTGAATTAAGACATTCACGGCCGTAATCATACGGTGACACGATTATAAAAGGAGGGTTTTTAACTATGGGAAGTAAAAGAATAGGTCTCGCGAGAGTCGAGGCATTACTGGAAAATTTAAAGAGAGATTTACAGATGGGTGAAGGTACAATCCTTTCTGGCCACCGTAGACGAGTAATCACATGGGCTGCTGATAAAACACTTACAGCCACAGATTCTGGTTGTCTTGTTATTGCTACACAAGGGGGCTCAGCAATTGATTTAGAGCTTCCAACTGCTGCCGATGCTGGTTCTGGTTGGGAAATTGACGTTATTTTAGGAACTGCCGGTGCTCAGAATGCTGCTATTGACTTCCAAGCAGATTCAGCATTGGTATTTATCCATCTTGCTGATGGCGGCGATGATTCTAACGCGGCGACGGTACAGACAAAACAATCCATGGCTTTTGCCGGTGGCAATGCTACCGTTGGTTCTAGAATTAATATCGTTTCTGATGGTTCTAAGTATTACGCAACAGCACACACTGGAACTGCTAATGAAATTACCGTTAGTGATTCTGGATTATCATAGCCATATTCTCTACAACAAATTCCCCCTTTCTTCGGATTGGGGGTTTTTTTTGAAAAATGTCGATCTGCTAAATTTTTTCGCCGGTAAATTTTTGAGATTTTTAGTTTTTGAGTTTAAAATAAACTAATTATGTTTAGCCATTATTTACAAAAAGGAGAAGAGATGGGTAAAAAAAGAAGAATTATTAGCAGTCCTAAATTTGCTGCTAAGTTTAAAAATCATCCAGTTAATTTGGAAAGAAACAACGTTACTGAGGAAGAGGTTCAACCCGAGCAGCCAATTTCGAAAGCCGTAGAGCCTGTTGTTGAGGAGAAAAATACAGAAACCGTTCTCAGCAAAGAAATACAAGAAAAAGTTGACAAACCGGTCGATACTGCAAAGAAAACTAAAAAGGTACAAAAACCGGCCACACTTAAAGCAGCGCCAAAAACTCCGAGCCAAACAGGAAAACAAAAATCCACGGTTAAAAAAACTATAAATAAACTTACTGAATAAATTGACATATCCTTCGTTGTTTGTAGCACGTAAAACTATTTATGAATTAGGAGGGCATGTGTGTGCCAACAAATATAAGTCCACAATCCACTACGAGTGCGATTATTTTGTCATCAACGGGTTCTGTTTCTGATGTTTCGGGTGCGGTACCGTTTGGTATTTACACTAGTTCTGCTGGTTTTTTAAGTGGAGCAGTTGATCAAGTTGCCTATACATATAGAAAATTAGGCGGTGATGTAGTCGACATTGAACTCACAACATCAAATGTATATTCAGCATACGAAGAAGCATGTTTAGAGTATTCATACATCATAAATTTACACCAAGGAAAAAACGTATTATCAACTGCACTTGGTTCAACCACTGGCACCTTTAATCATAACGGTGAAACGATGGTGGGTCCAAGTGGTTCAAATTTAAGATACCCAAGATTTCAAGCACAATATGCAAAGAAAATTGGCGATTCAATGATTTCTATGGCCGGTTTAGGTGGTGCATATCCACAATATTCAGCTTCATTTAAACCAGTTGATGGAAAACAAGATTATGATTTACAAGAAATAATTAGCAGCGCTTCTGCCTCGGGTGTTGACGATGGAGGAACAGCAGTTCCTTATTCTGGCAAAGTTGACGATAAAAGGGTTATTGTAACAAGAGTTTTTTATAAGACTCCGAGAGCTATGTGGCGATTTTTTGGATATTATGGTGGTATTGGTGTTGTTGGTAACATGTCTACTTACGGACAATTTGCAGATGATTCGACTTTTGAGTTAATACCGACTTGGCAAAATAAAATGCAAGCTATGATGTATGAAGACTCAATTTATACTAGAACTTCACATTTTTCTTTTGAACTAATTGATAATAAGTTAAGATTATACCCAGAACCCGGCTTTCACGATTTTAGAGACATTGATCGAATGTGGGTAAGGTTTTATGTTGAAGATTTGGACCCATTTACATCAAATTCCGAGTACACTGATGGTGTCGAAGGCGTAAACAATTTAAATACACTTCCATTTGATAATATTCCATATGCACATATAAATGCGATAGGAAAACAATGGATTCGAAAATACGCATTAGCACTATGCAAAGAAATGCTTGGCCAAATACGAGGCAAATTCACAACTTTGCCGATTCCGGGTGAAAGCGTAACGCTAAATCATAGCGAGTTATTAACACAAGCAAAAGACGAGCAACAAGAACTTAAAGATAAGCTAATGGAGATGCTTAAAGAAACAGAATATAAAGAATTGATTAAATACGATTCTGAATCAGTTGATGCAACACAGAATATATTCAAAAATTCTCCGCTACCGATTTTTGTGGGGTAATTTAAATGTCAGACGATTGGGACAGACCAGCACAGCCGCCACCACCACTTTTTCTTGGTAAAAAAGAACGAGATCTGGTTAAGCAGGTAAACGATGAATTAATTGAAAAAGTCATCGGTCAACAAATATTATATTATCCCATTGATATGCAAACCACTGATTTTCATGATTTATATGGTGAAGCAATAGAAAAAACCTTTTTGCCTCCCGTTAGAATTTATGCGTTAGTAGAATTTAACGAAGAAACAACTTCTTACTTAGCAAATGTTGGTATTGACAAAGATTCAATTATAAATGTACACTTTCACAAACGAAGATTAAATGAAGATCAAGATGTTTTTGTCAGAGAGGGTGATTTTGTACTTTATGGAAAAACTTATTACGAGATAATTAAATTATCAGATCCAAGAAAACTCTTTGGTCAAGTTGACCATACTTTTGAAATATCTGCAATTTGTAAACGTGCACGTAGGGGGACTTTTGATGCTACCTGACAATTTTGACTTCGCGCAGCTTCCAGAGGGAACTTCTGAAACAACTCTTAAAGAAATTGGTATGCTGGCTTCTACTATTGAGACAATAGATATGGCGTTTGTTTCTTGGGTAAAAAGTGATTTAAATTTAAGAGCAAAAACTAATTCTGGATTTGAAAATGTTCCTGTTTATTGGCAAACACCTGAAAGATCGTTCCAAGTAAAAAATGAAAAATCACTCAGAGATGATAGGGGCGCAATTGTTTTGCCCGTTATTAGTGTTGAAAGAAAAAATATAGTTAAAGATCCTGCGAGAAAAGGGGGATTTCAAGCTCATTTGTTTTCTAACGATAAAAATGGAAGAGCCGGAAGAATCACAATTGCAAAAAGAATTAAACAAGATAAGACTAGAAACTTTGCAGTTGCCTCTGGTACAAGGACGGTCGGTGCCAATAAAGGAACTAGACAACAACATTATCCAAGAATTAATAAAAAGATAGTAATTCAAAGTTTGACAATACCGATCCCAGTTTATGTGGATGTTGAGTACCAAGTCACTATAAAAACCGAGTATCAACAACAAATGAATCAATTAATGCAGCCATTTATGACACGTACTGGGCAAATTAATTCTTTTGTGCTGAAAAGAAACGGACACTTATACGAAGCTTTTATAGATACTAGTTTTACTCATAATAATAACGTATCCGATTTAGCAGAAGATAGAAGAATGTTTGAAACCACCATAAACATTAACATTTTAGGTTACTTAATTGGTGAAGGAGACAACGATGATAGGCCCATTGTGCGCGTTGAAGAAAACGCTGTTGAATTGACATTTCCGCGTGAACGTGCGATGTTTCCGGGAGACCCGGGCTTTTTCATGGATTAATTCAGGAACTAAACCTTATTTTCTATTTCTTGTTAATCCTTTTGGATTCCAAAATACTATTTAACTAATGATTACGATGTCTTTCAGACAAATTCATTAATACAAGAGGATCGCAATATCATGTCAGTAAAGAATTTTAAATTTGTTTCCCCCGGGGTTTTTATCAACGAGATTGATAACTCGTTCATTCCGAAGACCCCAGAAACAATAGGGCCCGCCGTTGTTGGTCGAGCCACTCGCGGAATCGCGATGGAGCCAATTAAAGTTGAATCATATTCAAAATTTGTGGAAATGTTCGGAGATACAGTACCCGGTGGAGCCGGCGGTGACGTATATAAACTCACCATGGATCAGCAAGCGCCAATGTACGGTACTTATGCTGCAAAAGCATTCCTTAGAGCAGGTGTGGCACCGCTGACTTACGTGCGCCTTCTTGGATTCCAACACCCTAATAGAGATGACTCCCGTGATGCCAAAGCAGGCTGGGACACTTTGCACCGTCATGTAACTACACCTGACGACCATGCAGTAGGCGATCACAATGCGTTTGGAACAACCCAAGCCGGCTCG